AGAAAACATTTGGCCAAGATTAAAAACCCATCTTCCTCATGCAAAACTAAAAATCATTGGCGGATACTACCAGTTTCCAAACGAGCCATTAAACGAAGCTGGCCAGACTGTGATGCGTTTGCAAAAAATGTATGAAGGTGACCCCAGTGTTGAATTCACAGGAATAATTACACAGCCGCAGATTGCCGATATCATGGCAAATGCAACCTACTGCATCTATCCTGGAGCTTTCCCAGAAACTAGTGGAATTGCTACACTTGAAGCAATTAATTATAATACACCTGTAATAGGAACAAGATTCGGAGCAATGGAAGAAACAGCTACCGAGACTGCAAGTTATTTCATTGATTATGCAATTACTCCTAACGGTCTTTTTCCCAACATCAATCCTGCCGCCCAGGCCGACAAGTTTGTTGACTTGGTCCTAAGCATTGTTAATAATCCTTATCTGCATCAACAAAAGCAGTATGCCTGTAATGCAGTCAAAGATGTTAGTACATGGGATACTGTTGCTCTGCAATGGAAGCAACATTTTTATCATAAGCTAGGTTTAGAATTAGATAAAGAAGAATTAACTAAGGTACAATGGATCAACTATCGAGTTCACAAAGCCTTTGGTCGAAGGATTATGAACCCCGAAGAAATTATTATTCCCGAACCAAATGTTCCTATCTATCCAGAAGAGAAGAGAGTTAATCTAGCCATTGTTGATATTCCGGGAATGAGCTATGACGGAAGCACTTTAGATCGAAGGGGCCTTGGCGGAAGTGAAAGTGCTGTAATTTTAGTAGCAAAGGAATTACAACAAATAGGTTTCAATGTGACTGTGTTTAATGGTTGCAATGAAGACGACAGTACTCCTGGAATTTATGACGGAGTATCTTATAGACCTATAACAGATATCAATTCGGATCCCTGCGATTTTGATGTAGTAGTTAGTTCTCGGACCATAATGCCGTTTGTAACTGAACCTTTCTATGGATTACATATTTCAACCGCAAGACAATATCCATATGATATGTTTAAGCGTCTGAGAGAAAAGGCCAAACTAAAAGTATTCTGGATGCACGATACATTTAGTTGGGGAGACGATACTATCGAAGACCTAATAACTACGGGCGCAGTTGATGAAATTTGGTGTTTGAGCGATTTCCATTCAATGTATGTGATGAACTGTAATCACGGACGCCCACGTAACTACGAAGTTTTACGCAAACACATGTGGATCACTCGAAACGGAATTAGAAAATACTTTGATTCTGTAGACCTAGCAAAAAAAGATCCTAATCTATTTTTCTTCAATGCTAATATGAGTAAAGGTCTACGTAGTCTTTTACACGTGATCTGGCCTAGACTGAAACAACAGATACCCCAGGCTAAATTAAAAGTCATTGGCGGGTATTATAAATTAGGTTCGGCATTTAATGAAGAACACGATCAAGAACGTACATTTAGAGAGCTTGTAGGCAATGCCATCAACGACCCAAGTATTGAATTCACTGGTGTAATAAGTCAACAGCAGGTTGCAAACATCTGTGCTGAATCTACATATTTCTTGTATCCTGCAGAGCTACCAGAGACCTACGGAATTAGTTGTCTAGAAAGTCTCTATGCTAACACACCACTGTTAACCTGCAGGTTTGGTGCCTTAGAAGAAACAGCTACAGACAACAGCTGGATGATTGACTATGCTATTCAACCAAATGGTTTGTATCCTCAAATCAATCCAGAAAAGCAGGCCAATGATTTTGTCAAAATGGTTGTAGATGCTTATAAGAATCCTAAAGAACTTTTGCGCCGTCAACAAGCATTAGACGAAATGAAAGACCTGGTTGGATGGGATGTTACAGCACTTCAGTGGAAACAGCATCTGTATTCTAAGTTAGGTCTGTATATCCAACGAGGTGAGTACTTAAAGGCAGGTTATTATTCAGCAAAGTATAATAAACTATTTGGTAGAAGAATCACAGGTCAAGAACAATGGGTCTGCCCTAAATCTAGTCCGGAAAATAAAATCGTAGTAATAAGTCCTTTCTGGAATGCTGAAAAATACATTGCAAAATGTATTGAAAGTGTAGCCAGCCAGGACTACGACAATTGGATGCTCTATCTAATCGACGACTGTTCATCGGATAATTCTTATGCCGCGGCTGAAGCGGCAATTAAGAAATTACCAGATAATCTTAGAGATAGAATTAGACTAGGCAAGACAGAATCAAGGAATGGCAGTGCAGTTGCTAATCAAATTACAACTATTAAACAGTTAAATCTAAATGACAACGATATTATAATGTTGTTGGACGGCGACGATAGTCTTGCTAACAGAAATGATATCTTTACATATTATAACGAATTACATCAAAAGTCGGATTTTGTTTATGGATCTAGCTGGAGTGTAGTTGATAACATTCCGTTGATCAGCCAACCATATCCTCCAGAAATAAAGAATACTAAATCTTATAGAGACTATAAATTTAATTGGTTAATGCCATATACACACCTTAGAACGTATAAGGCCAAACTAATTAAAGACCTCCCCGAATCGATGTTCAAAGATGAAAATGGTAATTGGTATAAAGCAGGTGGTGATAACAGCACTTTCTACTTCCCATTAGAAGCCTGCGATCCATCTAGGGTTTACGTAAATCCCGATATAGTGTACAATTATAACGATGCCAATCCTTTGAACGATTATAAAGTTAATGGAGTAGAGCAAAATAACACAGCAGGACAAATAGTGAACAAAAAATCAGAATTCAAAGTAGAAACTATGCCGCAGGGTCTTGAGCAAGAGCCACCGGAAGATTTGAAGAATCGATATCGTTCATTTAGTCGACATGCGTTTTTACCTCTAGAACATGTTTCACATCTTTTTACTCTTAAGTCAAAAGGTGTAAATCCTTCGGTTATATACGATATAGGTTCCTGTGTACTAAACTGGACCAATGAAGCAAAGCGTGTTTGGCCAGAAGCAAAATTTATTCTGTTTGAAGGAATGAAGACTTCTGAATTTTTGTATAAAGAAAACAATCTAACATATCACATCGATGTTTTAAGTGACCAAGATAATAAGGTTGTTAACTTTTATCAAAATGACCACGATCCTGCAGGTAACAGCTACTATCAAGAAAACAGTTCAATTAATCCTCAGGCAGCTGAGTTTTACAATGAAAGTCATCGTCGATCCGTTGTTACAAAAACATTAAAAACTGTTGTAAATTCTCGAGGATTTCCTAAACCCGATCTAATTAAGATGGACATCCAAGGTGCTGAATTAGATGTATTAAAGGGCGCAGGTGATATTTTAGAAAATGCAAAGCATTTAATTCTTGAATTACAAAATGTAGAATACAACAGAGGCGCACCTCTGAAAGAAGAAGTGATTAACTATCTTCGATCTATCGGGTTTGATCTTGTATCTAATTTCTGTGTTAATGCATTTGACGGTGATTATCATTTTGTTAACAGAAAATTTGCAAACGAAGCTGAAAAATTTATAGAAAAGAATACTGCACCAATGCTACAACCATCAAATACAGGCGCTCCGAAAAAACATATTCTAATTGCAATACCCAATAAGAATTTAATTGAAGCCGAGACCTTTAAGAGTATCTATGATTTAGAAATACCCGAAGGTTATACAACAACCTTCCAATATTTTTATGGATATCAGGTCGAACAAGTTAGAAACTTAATTGCAGATTGGATGATAAAGGGCCCTTATGATTATCTATTTGCAGTTGACTCTGATATTAGTTTTGCACCAGATACACTGAAAAAGATGTTGGATCATGACAAGGACATGGTCACAGGTCTTTACATTCAGCGTATACCCGGCAAACATTGTATTGAAGTCATGCGTAGAAACGAGTTTGGTGGTGTTACTCATATTCCTTGGGACCAATTAAAAGGCCGGGGTTTGGTTAAAGTAGATAGCGCAGGTCTTGGATGCTGTCTAATCAAAAAAGATGTATTCACAAGTATTGAGTACCCTCACTTTGTTTACAAAAGTGCATTAGATCATAATTATACTATCAGTGAAGATGTTTACTTTTTCTTAAAGGCATCTGAAAAAGGAAAAGAGATCTGGGCAGATACTTCGATCTTATGTGGTCATCACGGTGCATGGACATTTAGGGTAGAATAATGACTCAACAATTATATCTTGCAAACAGAGATACTGACCAGTGGCCTTGGCACCTACGTCCTGAAGTTATTCAGGCAGTCGACGATCTTAAAAAATCTAGAACAAACTTTTCTCTTATAGACATAGGTGCTAGTCACAATCCTTTCAACAGGGATTATCTAACAC